CAGCGGTACGACCGCAGAACGATCTGGGATCAGCTGGAGAAGCGACTGGAGAAGACGGATACCGAGGCACGCAAGCCGCGCCTAAGATCGGAGAAAGCCGCGGCGTCGGCGTTTGTCCGCAACTGGTGAAGCCGTGAACATCCCTGCGCAGATCAGAGCCGGTGACACGGTGAAGTGGCGTGATAATGCCGGCCGCGACAACCTGGGCAACCCGATCAGCAGCAGCGACGGCTGGGGGCTCTTCTACTACCTGCGAACCAACACAGCGAGCGAAGGCGCCACGGTGACCGGCACGGCCTACGGGACCGGGTGGGAGTTCACGATCTCGCAGGCGACCAGCGCCGCGTTCGATCCTGGCACATGGTTCTGGCAGGCCGAGGCACGCAACAGCGGCGTGCATGTGACGCTTGGCGCCGGGCAGCTCGATGTGCTGCCTGCGCTGAGCTACACGGGCACACCTGGCGCGTTCGACGGCCGGAGCCAGGCGCAGAAGGATCTCGAAGCAGTGCAGGGTGCGATCCGCGCGATGGTCGCGGGTGGCGCGGTGGCTGAGTACACGATCGGCAACCGGCGGCTCAAGAAGATGGAGCTGGCTGACCTGCTGGCGCTGGAATCTAGTCTGAAGGCCAGCGTGAAGCGCGAGCAGGCCGCGCAGCTGCAGGCCAACGGCCTCGGCAATCCTCACAACCTCTTCGTGCGCTTCTGATGGGCATCCGATCCTCGATCCTCGGCTGGCTGCAGCGCGGCACCCCTGAGCCGACTGCTGCACCCCGGCGGCGGATGTATCAGGGCGCGATGGTGAGCCGGCTCACCAGCGACTGGGTGACGGGCGGCAACAGTGCCGACGCTGAGATCAAGGGCAGCCTGCCGCGACTGCGCAACCGCTCGCGGCAGCTGGTGCGGGACAACGACTACGCGCGCCAGGCGATCCGCGCGGTGAAAAACAACGTGATCGGCACCGGCATCAAGATGCAGGCGCAGGTGCGGATGGTGCGCGGCGGCGGGCGGCTGGATCAGTCGGTGAACGATGCGATCGAGAGCGCGTGGAAGGTGTGGAGCAAGAAGCAGCACTGCCACACCGGCGGCCGGCTGAGCTGGCACGACATGGAGCGCCTGGTGATCGGCGCGATGGCCGAGTCGGGCGAGGTGTTCATCCGCAAGGTGCGGCAGCCGTTTGGCGGCGGCAAGGTGCCGTTCGCGCTGGAGGTGATCGAGTCGGACCTGCTGGATGACACCTACACGGGCAAGAGCACGATCGACGGCAACGAGTGGCGGATGGGGGTCGAGTGCGACCGCTGGGGCCGGCCGGTGCAGTACGCATTCCTGAAGAAGCACCCCGGCGATGCGCCATTTCAGGGGCCACCGAGCGGGCGTCACCAGCTGATCCCGGCTTCGGAGATCATCCACCTCTACCTGATGGACCGGCCGGGCCAGACCCGTGGCGTGCCGTGGCTGGCGTCTGCGATCCAGCGGCTGCATCACCTGCAGGGCTACGAGGAGGCCGAGGTGATTCGCGCGCGGGCGAGCAGCGCGCTGATGGGCTTCATCGAGAGCCCGGAAGGCGAGCTGCTGGGCGATGAGGTAGTGGACGGCGAGCGGGTGAGCAACTTCGAGCCCGGCGTGTTCAAGTATCTGGCGCCTGGCGAGAAGGTGACGGTGCCGGCGCTTGATGCACCGGATGGTCAGTTCGAGCCATTCCTGCGGGCGATGCTGCGGGCGATGGCCGCGGGTCTCGGTTGCTCGTACGAGTCGGTGTCGAGGGATTTCAGCCAGACGAACTACAGCAGCAGCCGGCTGAGCCTGCTCGAGGATCGCGACCACTGGCGCGCGCTGCAGCAGTACCTGATTGAGAACTTCCACCAGCCGGTGTTCGAGGCCTGGCTGGAGATGGCGGTGCTCGGCGGTGCGCTGGGGCTGCCGTTCTACGAAACCGACCCCGAGCGTTACCGGCAGATCCGGTGGATGCCGCGCGGCTGGGCGTGGGTGGATCCGGCGAAGGAAGTGCAGGCCTACAAGGATGCGGTGCGCTGCGGCTTCAAGACCTTGGGCGAGGTGGTGGCTGAGCAGGGCGGCGACCTCGAGGAGCTGATGGTGTCCAGGGCCGCCGAGCTCGAGATGGCCGACGAGCTGGATCTGATCTTCGACACCGACCCGCATGAGGTGAACGCCTCAGGCACGCAGCAGGCCGGCGATGTAGCCGAGGATCAGGCCGAGGAAATGGATCCCGACTCGGCAGACGATAATGGCGAAGATGACACCGAGGACACCGATGGACCTATCGCGTGATCTTGAGGGGCAGCTGCTGAAGCGCGCCGAGGTAGCTGACTTCCAGGTCAGCGAAGACGAGCGCAGCATTGAGTTCCCCTTCAGCTCCGAATACCCCGTTGCCCGCTACTTCGGCAACGAGATCCTGGCCCACACGCGCGAAGCGGTGGATCTGGCTCGCCTGGAGGATGGCGCACCCCTGCTGTTCAACCATGACCCCGCCAAGGTGATCGGCGTGGTGGAGCGGGCCTGGATCGACGGCAAGAAGAAGCGCGGCTACGTGGCGGTCAAGTTCAGCCGCAATGCCTTCGCGCAGGAAGTGCTCGCCGATGTACGCGACGGCGTGCTGCGCAATGTGTCCGTCGGCTATCAGATCGCCGACATGGAACAACGCGGTGAAGACTTCGTAGCGACCCGATGGAGTCCTTACGAAGTGAGCGTGGTTAGCATACCCGCAGACCCAACGGTCGGCGTCGGGCGTGCTCTCGACGCTCAACCTGCGGCCCCCGCCGCATCACCAACCCCCCAACCAGAACCTGAGGTTCCGATGGAAAACACCCCTGACCTGTCAGCGGTGCGGGCTGAAGCGGCTGCCGAGGCTGCTAAGGCTGAGCGCGCCCGTATTGCCGGCATCACTGCCCTGACCGAGAAGCACGGCATGGCCGATCTGGGCCGCCAGCTGATCGAAGGCGGCCGCAGCCTCGATGAGGCCCGCGCTGCCGTGCTCGACAAGCTGGGCATCAAGCCCGTCGAGACCGTGGCTCCCGTTGAGATGGCCGCTCAGGAGCGCGCCTCCTACAGCATCACCGCCGGCATCCGCGCCGCTCTGTCCGGCGACTGGTCCAGCCGCGAAGCCGGTCTGGTCCGCGAGCTGTCCCGCGAAGTCGAGAAGTCCGGCGTCACCAAGACCGCCGAGCGTTCTTTCTTCGTTCCCTTCTCGGCCCTGAGCAAGCGCGCCACTTACGTCACCTCGAGCGGCTCGACCGGCGGCAACCTGGTTGCCACCGACCTGCTGGCCGATGACTTCATCGAGTATCTGCGGAACAACTCGGTGATGCTGAGCCTCGGCGTGCGCACCATGCCCGGCCTGGTTGGCAACGTCGCCATCCCCCGCCGCTCCGGTGTGGCCTCGACCTACTACCTGAGCACCCAGACCACCGCCATCACCCAGGCCGAATCGACCTTCGACCAGGTGACCCTCGCACCAAAAAACCTGGCAGCACTGTCCAAGTACAGCCGCCAGACCCTGCTGCAGGGCACCCCTGGCATCGAGGAGCTGGTGCGTCGCGACCTGACCGACGGCCTGAACCTGGCTGTTGATCTGGGCGTTCTGAACGGCTCCGGCTCCAGCGGCCAGCCCACCGGCATCATGCAGACCTCCGGCATCGGCTCGGTGGCCATGGGCACCAACGGTGGCGCCATCACCCTCGAGAAGCTGGTGGACCTCGAAACCGAGGTGATGATCGACAACGGTGCCGTCAACCGCGACAACGTTGCCTACGTCACCAACGCCAAGGTGATGGGCGCCCTGAAGAAGCTGCGCGCAGGTGGCTCGACCACCGGCGACGGCCCCTTCCTGGTGAACGCCATCGGCAACACCCTGGGCCGCGGCCCGGCCGGCAGCGCCATCAACGGCTACCCCATCGCTATCACCAACCAGGTGCCCAGCACCCTGACCAAGGGCAGCAGCTCCGGCGTCTGCTCGGCTGTGCTGATGGGTGACTTCAGCCAGGCCATGGTCGGCTTCTGGGGCAACGGCCTCGAGATCACCGTGGGCGAAGACGCCGACGACTTCAGCAAGGCTCTGACCAGCGTCCGCGGCATCATCACCTACGACGTGGCTGTTCGGCACGCCGTGAGCTTCGCCGCCATCCTCGACGTGACCACCTGATAGGAGCGGGGGCCGGGAAACCGGCCCCTTTTCAATCCATGAAAGTTCTCGCAATCCGTAACGTCATCGCCAGCGGGCAGGCGCTCGAGGCCGGCAAGGTTTACGAACTGACCGCCGAAGATGCCGACGTGCTGCTGCGCATGGGCCGCGCTGTCGAGGCGCCGGCCGAGGAGCCAAAGCCAAAAGCAACACGCAAGCCGAAGCCTGAGGCGAGCGATGCCGATCAGTGAAGACCTGACGGTGTTCCTGAACGATTTCGGCGTCAGCTGCACAGCTGGCGCTGTTTCGGCGTTGGGCATCCTCGACATGCCCAGCCAGATCATCTCTGGCGACATGGTGCTGAGCACCGACTACAGCCTGACGGCGCGCGCGGCCGACTTCGGCGGCCTGAAGTTTGGCGACGCGATCACGGTCGCCGGCGTCAATTACCAGGTGCGCGAGACGCGGCTGATCGATGACGGCGCGTTTGTCGAGATCGGACTGCAGCGCACATCATGACCACGAAACGCGAGCGGATCCTGGCGGCTGTGGCGTCTGCGCTGGCGGGCACGACCGGCGTGAGCACGCGGATCTACCGCAGCCGGGTCGAGCCGATCAGCAAGGCCGAGAGCCCGGCGATCGTGATCGAGCCGCTGAGCGACACCGCCAGCCAGAACACGGCGCTGCCGACGCTGGACTGGGCGATGACGGTGCGGATCACCGTGATCGTGCGCGGCGCGACGCCAGATCAGCTGGCCGACCCGATCATCGAGAGCCTGCACGCGAAGGTGATGGCAGATCTGACGCTGGGCGGCTACGCGATCGACGTTCAGCCCACGAATGTCACCTTCGTCTTCACCGAGGCTGATGGCGCAGCCGGTGAGATCCAGTGCGACTATCGTGTGCTGTATCGGACCTCTGTCACAAATCTCGCGAGCTGATCATGGCTACGATGGTGGACGAATACTGGGGTCAAGGCGGGACATACCTGGCCGACCCCAAAACCGGCAAGCGGAAGCTCATTGAGCGGACGGAGCCGGCCCAACCCTCCCAACCTGACGAGGTAGAGAGCAATGCCGCTCCTGAGCCGCAAACGCCTGATCCTGGCGAAGACTGAAGCCACCTACGGCACCGACAGCGTGCCTGCCGGCACCGATGCCGTGCTGGTGCGGTCGCTTGAGGTGACCCCGCTCGAGTCGGACGTGGTGAGCCG